CTTATCTAACATAGTCTTGGTTAGTTTGATTGTAGCGATTAGCGGCGAGTAGTCACGCAACGCTTGGATGATGTTGTTTTCTAGATCGTTTGCCATTTTGTCTAATCCTCGTTTGATTCGTTATATAATATTGTAAACATATTATTAGAATAATATCAATACAATATATCAAGCATAATTAAAGCAAAGTATTTGCTTAATGTTGGCGCGTTCAAGATAAGAAATACAGCGAATAAGAAAGCTGCTATTGTTGGCGCTTCATGCTTTAACTCTTTTAGATAATGTTTCATTTTGTCTATACTCCTATTGTTGTAGTTTAGAAGCGCGTTGCCGCGCTCCTATGTTTTATTATTTATTAAGAGGGTGGTTCTCGTATGTGTAGCTAACACCTTCCAAATATTCTTCTTGCTTCTCTTTTGATATGTTGTTTTCAATAAAGTTTATTGCTACTTGTTCGTTGCCTCTATTATTAAAATAATCATCATAAATTTGAATAATTACACGTTCAACTAACGGTAAATCTTTTGTTGGATTGTAGGCCATTTATGCAGCCTCCGTTTCATTTTGCATTTCGTGCAGCGCGTCTTGTGATCTTACCAACAAAGTAGCAAAGGCTATTCTACAGGCTATAGCTCCAAAGCTGTCACCTTCTTGAGCGATGCCGCCGCAATCCTCCAACCATGACTCGCCGTCATCGGTGTTTTCATTTGCGCAAAATTCAATTCCTTTGTGATAATATATTGAGACTTGATGTCCGTCGCATATTTCGTGCAAGTAATCCTGCGCACTATCAAAGCATCCTTTAGCTTGTTCTAGTGCTTCTTTTGCGATTTCTTTTGCTTCAGTATATAAATTCATTTTGTCTAATCCTTCTATGTTTTGTTAAATTATATGTCTTCTAATTCTTGAGCTTCAGAGAAGTGCAGCAAATCCAGTGCAAGTGTTCTCGCTTCATCTCGTGTTAATTGTATTGAATTAAAAAGCTTATCTGCGGCTGTAAGCTCTGGGTCTTCTCTACGCATGGTGACTTGCATTTTTTGCTCTGTGCCGCCCCAAAAGCGGCAAAGACTTACACCTTGCGTTGATGATTTTAAATCTGTTGCCATTTTGTCTAATCCTCGTTTGTTTGTGTTTATACGAATCACTCTAATATATTACAAAGATATTGTAAAGAAATACTTTAGAGAAAAAGACAACAAATCAGACATTGAATGAATCGGTCGCGTGCGTGCGTGCGCGTGCTGCAATGCGGCGCAAAAGTCAAGCTTTTTGCTGCGCTTGCAAACACAACATGTTGTGGTATTCGCTCAGTGCATAGTATTTGCAGTGCAGCATAATTTTATAAAGTTTAAATTAGTTAAACAATATCAAACACTTAGGCAGATAGCGCTAAATTAATTAACATAATATTTATTATCCGAATATGCATAGCTTGACTGTTTTTGGCTTGTTTTTTGCTTTGACCCCCCCCTTTTCTTTTTTACGCCCTAGTATATATATAATACATTCCCACACAGAAAAATTTATGTTATGCATATCGCAGGGGTTGCGTTCTGAATTTAAAGTAATTTTCCCATTGCTAGACAGATTTACCTCCCAGCAACCCCACCCCACCCCCTGTATTGCTTTTGTAAACTATCCTGCTAAAATCTTGCAAAAATGAGGTGCAGTATGGCTGGCAGGCCGATGGTAAAAAGAACGATTGCTGAGATTAAGCGCAGGGGTGGCGGTGAGTACCTTCGTGAGTGGGTGTTAGAGGGTAATTCTATTTCTAGTTTAGCGAAAGATTTGGACGTTCATGCTGGTTCTTTGCGTAATATGATTTTGCGTGATCCTGAGTTAACTGCTGCGATAGACGAGGCTAGGCGTGCTGCGGCTGATGCACATTTTGAGGCTGGCTTTGAGGTTATTTCTGAGGTTAGTGAGCGCAGGCAGCGTGAGATTATGGAGGCTTTGAATGGGGATCGTGACATTAGCGAGGCCAACGTTAGTCAGGTTGATTTGGGTTTGATGAAGCAGCAGGTTGGTCAGCACAATTTAGCGGCGTCTAATTGGAACCCTGAGAAGTATGGCGGAAAAAATCAGCAGCAGATTAATATTAATATTGGTGACTTGCATTTAGATGCTTTGCGTAAGATGAAGGTTATTGAGCATGAATGATTTATCGCAGAATACGATGATAGAGTTTACCCAGCGTTACGCTAGGAAGCCTACATTGTTTGTGCGTGAGGTGTTAGGTGTTGAGCCTTTAGATTACCAGGCTGAGTTTTTGGAAGCTATAGCGTCTGGTGAGCGTAAAATTAGCATAAGGTCTGGACATGGTACGGGTAAGTCAACGGCGGCATCATGGGCTATGTTGTGGTATTTCTTGATGCACTACCCGAATAAGGTGGTTGTGACTGCACCGACTTCTAGTCAGTTGTTTGATGCTTTGTTTGCTGAGATGAAGCGCTGGATTAATGAGTTGCCAAAAGCGTTTCACGAGGTGTTAAACGTGAAGTCTGACCGTGTTGAACATACTGCTGCGCCTAGTGAGATGTTTATTTCGGCTAGGACTAGTCGTGCAGAAACGCCAGAAGCGCTGGCTGGGGTACACTCAGAGCATGTTATGTTGATTGTAGACGAGGCTAGTGGTGTGCCAGAGCAAGTATTTGAGGCTGCTGCTGGGTCTATGTCTGGTCATAATGCGACCACGATTATGTTAAGTAACCCTACTAGGTCTAGCGGCACGTTTTTTGAGAGCCAGAATAGGCTTTCTGGTAGCTGGTGGACGAGGCGGTGGTCGTGTGTAGATAGTCCCTTGGTGAGTGATGAGTTTGTAGAAGAAATGAAGTTGCGCTATGGTGAAGACAGTAATGCCTTTAGAATCAGGGTGTTAGGCGAATTTCCGCAGGCTGACGACGACACAATTATACCGTATCACTTGGTTGAGAACGCGATACATCGTGATGTTGAGGGTGATGAGGACTTGCCAAGTGTGTGGGGTTTGGATGTTAGTAGGTTTGGTAATGACAAAACTGCGTTGTGTAAGCGGCAGGGTTCTATTGTGACTGAGATTAGGTCTTGGTCTGGGTTGGATTTGATGCAGACTGTTGGTCGTGTTGTTGCTGAGTATGAGAGTTTGCTGCCCTCTAGACGGCCTAGAGAGATACTTGTTGATAGTATTGGGCTTGGTTCTGGTGTTGTTGATAGATTGCGTGAGTTAGAGTTGCCTGTTCGAGGTATTAATGTTGCAGAGGCTCCTAGTATGGGTGGCACATATTTAAATTTGCGCTCTGAGTTGTGGTTTAAGACCAAAGGTTGGTTTGAAGACCGTGCTTGTAAGTTGCCGAAAGATGATCAGTTATTAGCAGAATTGACAGGCATTCGATATAGCTTTACGTCTAGTGGTAAGATGAAAGCTGAAAGTAAAGATGAGATGCGTAAGCGTGGATTAGCGTCACCTGACTTAGCTGATGCACTTTGTTTGACGATGGCTAGTGATGCTGCAACTGCATTATCTGGAGCATTTTCTAGCTGGCGAGGTGAGATAAAACGCAATTTGCGTGGGATCGCATAATGTGGTATGTGTTTAGAAAAATAAAGGAACTTATTATGCCTCATGGAAAAGGTACTTATGGAAGTAAGAAGGGCAGACCACCTAAGAAGGGCGGAAAGAAAAAGTAATGCCTAAACGTGGATTATATGCCAATATTCATGCCAAGAGGAAGCGTATCAAGGGTGGTAGTGGCGAAAAGATGAGAAAACCTGGTAGTAAGGGTGCGCCAACTGCTAAAAACTTTAGGCAGGCGGCAAAAACAGCAAAAAAGAAGGGTAAGAAGTAATGGTTGAAAAACGCAAACCTCGTTCAGAAATGACACATGCTGAAAAAATTGCAGATCATTACAGGGTAATTGGCAGGCCTAATCCTTTTGCTTTTGCTCATCAAGGTACGCCAGAGCAAAGAAAAGGTGGTCTTGGCTCTAACAAAGGTGCGGCTCGATACGAGAGTACATCTTCGGAGGATCGTGCAAAGGCTAACTCTGATGGTAAGTTTGGCTATTTTGATGAGGTAAACAAGCGTTATGTTCCTGCTTTTATTGACGCTATGGATGGTGGTGGTCGTGATACTCGCGGCGATACATTTAAAGGTGGGCCATTAAGTGAGATACTAAACAACATAGGTGTTACGCCATATGGTTCTCAGCGTGAGCGTGCTTTTGGTGGCCCTACTACGTCACCTATTCAGCAGGCAGTATCGGGTGAAATACCAAGGCCAAGGGTTAGGCCAATGCAGACCATGCCAGATGAGGTTAGCGGAGTTCCATTTAACAATACGCCGCTATCTATGCCAGATGAAGTTAGTGGAGTTCCATTTAATAACACGCCACCAGTTATGCCAGATGAGGTTAGTGGGGTTCCATTTAATAATACTCCAAACCCATTTACTGGTCCAACTTATGATATGCCTATGCCAAGACCTGTAGAGCCTAGCATGAATAACGTAACAAGACCTTCGCAGTTTCAGAATGTATTTAGTATAAGTGATTTTAATAAAAGTGAGGCTGCTCTGAATGCAATTAGGTCTTTTTACAGATATGCTGATGCGGCTGGTATTCCTAAAACAGATGAGAATTTTACACGTTTTCAAATAGAAATGTATTAATGGCCCGAAAAGCGGAGAAAGCCATACGCAAAACGAC